GAGGTCAAATGTTACCCCATTAATCGTTAATGTAGTGGTGTTTAATGCACCATCGGTAATCCCATATCCAGCTAATGTGGTAGGAGTACCGGTAATCTTAGTCCATGCTAGTGAAGTAATCCAAGATGGGTTAGCATAAGTCTGGTCTGTACGTACATCACCTACAGTCCATGACCTATCCGCAGACAAGTCATATCCAACTCCATTGATAGTAAGCGTTCTTGTAGTAGGGACAGCACCGACATCACCAGCAGTAAGCACAACGGCACCTACGTACCCGTTCACACTTACCACAGCATCAGTGTTGTCTACCTTGTCCCAAGTAGAGCCATTGAATATTGCCCAGTCACCTACCTGCCAGTCAGTAATCCCATTCAAATTAGTATTACCGGCCACATTAACCACGTAGTAGTGTCCCTGTACGCCTACCGAACTCTGTAGAAACGGATTGTTCGTAGCTGCATTCCAAACGCCTTGATATTCAACTCCACCTGCCAGTGCATTTATCTGGTTCTGAACCTTACCAAATGCCTGCAAGATGGTGTCTGTAGATACTACAGTGCCACCTGTTACGTTCAGTCCTGTTAATATCTTATCTATTACAGCACTGTTGCTTAAAGTAACAGTCGCATTCCCTGGGCCAACCGCAGTTGCTTCACCAGAAAGTTGTGTGATGTAAGCTCCCTGTGCCTGATACTGTGGGATGTTAAGAGTCTTACCAATATAAGTAGCAGCACCGCTGGTACCAACTGTAGTAAGCGTGTCAACTGTATTTAAATCCCAAGACCTGTTCGCAGACAGATTATATGTTACGCCATTAATTGTAATCGTTCTTGTCTGCGGCACATAAACAGTGCTGTCTAAGCTACCATCAGCCTTAACAAACTCTGAAGCAAGTCCTCCTTCAACAATAAAAGAAGCTGCTTCAATACTATATACTCCAAGGTTTACGTTGCCAGTTGCTCCAACATAAGGCACATATCCCTGACCAATAAGCCCACTAATGTCACCTAACGAAAAGTTTTTGGTCTCATTGAGGTTCTCTACGTCCGTACCTATCAACAGGTCGTTGAGGGTAGGTATAGAAACTATGGGGTATGTACTTATCCGTGCCATTCGCTGTCAAATAATTAAACAAATATACTAAAGATAAGCCTTATTTTTTAAAGAAGAATCTAATCGACAAAATGACGATTGGAATTAGCAGCAGCCATGCCATATTAAGTGCGCTGGGCTTCTTTTCTACGAACTTCTCATAGGTCTCTTTACTCTCTTCTTTGCTTACCTCGGTTTGATTGTAGTCAGCAACAGCAACAGTTATTTTTGTAGTGTCCACAACATCACGCTTAGTCTTTTTAATTTTGACTGCAGCATTAAAATACTCTTTACCCCCAATGACTATGGGCATTGTGTTGTCTATTGGGACAACCTGAATCTCATCAATGTCTTCTTTAATACTGATTGCGTTCTGCTGAAAAACAACGCTGTCCTTCTTCTCTACAACAACGCTGTCTGTGATTGTCTCTACTTTATTTTTAGATACAGCTACCTTCTTCGTAGAGCACGAAAAAACTAGAAGGCTAAGGCAGATTAATGTAAGAAGTCTTACCATTTGTACGTACAGCTTTTAACTTTTGCTTTCTATTTTTGCCTTTAGTGTAGGATACGTGAACCCAATCAGGGTTTGCATCCGTCCCAAATTCATGTATAATTTGGTCCCAATCTAAGTTAGCAACAATAAAGTCAAAGACCATCTTGTTGGTAACCCCACTACTACTGCCATCCATGTCGATGTCAATCGCTTCACCCTTACAATGCTGAGACGATGCGCTGCCCTTAATGAATTTATTAAGAGCCTGTGACCTGTACCCAGAGCTGATATGGATAGGGACTCCAAAGTGAGCACGAATAGGCTCAAATACTTTTTCAGCAAGCAATTTAAAATTCTCCAAGTGCTCTTCTGTAGGTGTATTATCTATTCCATTACGCTTTGCAGAATCACTTCTGGTTACTTCAGCAAGAGATAAATGCTTAGATATTTTCATTTTATATCGTCAATATCTGACTTTATTTCTTTGGCTCTATTTAAAAGTTTTTTAAGCAAAGCCCAGATGTTAACCTTAAACCCTTCTTCAATATTTTCTTTAATAGAAACTAGCTCAATAAACATCAACAGAATTGCGCAGATTTTGGTAAACATGAACTCAAATCCAAAAGCAGACTTGACAAATTCGTTCAAAAGAAATTTGTCCATCAAAAAAAGAAACAATATGCAGACTTCATAAAGAAGCATCTTACTAACTATATTCGACAACTTCCTACTCCTTATGCTTGACCAACCATTTATTTTAATTGACTTAAATATTCCTGTGATAGTATCAAGAATAATTGCTGCCGCTACAGCTATTAATAGCCCGTATATAGGGGCGAATAGGAGCAAGATGGACGCCAATATGTATTGAAGATATTTCATCGTCCTTGCCCTTTATATGGCTTCTTATAAAGTTTACTTCCTTTGCTAGTGCTAGTCTTTGTCTTAGCAGCCACACCTTTACTGTTTGACTTCTTAACGTATGTGCTTGCAATTGAAATTTTAGCCTTTGCCATGTTACCAAAGAGCTACAAGTTGAACAGCAGAAGTGCCACTGGCAGATGACCAAAGTTTAATCACTTGTACTGGTAATACTTCTCCTGCTTTAGCACCAAAGAAAGTAATTATATCTCCTCCAATGGTAGTAACTCTTACGTTACCTGCTACTCCAACGTACAAATAACATCCCTGATTGCCAATTGTGGTCTGAGGACTTGCAGCGTATACGATGTAATTAGTTGGAGTTGTGTCAAAAATGTTTGCATTTAAAAGTAGCGTAGTTTCATTTACAACCTCAAGTACTGTTGCTGCAGTAGCGTCAGATGTGCTGTAGACAATGTCACCAGTTTTAACATTATTAGTAACAAATGTTGCAGAGCTATCTACAAGAGATAAGGCCACAACAGATGTGTTTGTTCCTTGTTCAAGTATAGCAGGAAAAGGAATATTAGCGTCATCGGTTTTTACAGCCGTTAATGCTCTTGAGAAAGTTGTTTTAAATACTGACATAATTTTTATTGTTTATAAGGAAATGCTCTATTTAATGCGTCTCTGCGTGCCTTGCATCCACAATCTTTACCAGTGGCTTCGCTAACTGCTTCGACTACTCTTTTAATTCCAGTAGCTTTAGTAACCTTTTCAATCGTGTCTCCTAGTCCTTTGCTTTTCATATCATTATAAGAAATAATGGCATCAACCCAGATAGAGCTGATGCCTTGTTTATTACGCTTGTTGTGTAACTAACTTATTATTCATCGCCTTCTGAAGGTTGCTCAGGCTCTATGCCTTCAACCCATCCTGCGAGGAACTTGAAGCTTTCGATGCCTTCACTTGAAAATGTAAACTGATAAAACTCAAACTCTTCATCAAGAAGCTTCTTCATGTCTTTAGCCATAGCCTTGATGCCATCCTTGGTGAACTTGTAGTCCCCCTTCTCGTTCAAGTCCAACACACCATTTGATTCAGTGTGGGCATTGTCAAGACGGATGTCCTCACGCTTCTCATTGTAACTCTCGAATAGCGGCTTAATTTTTTCCGCAATCTTTTTTAGCTTGACCTCAGCCTTGCTACCTTTTTCTACAGGGGTTACGTTAAGTGCACGCACTAGCTCCAATAACTCTGCATTTGATTTGTTTACTTTAGTTGCCATTTAATTTGATTTTAATTTGAACAAATATACTAAACTTTTGAAACTCTTTTACCCATACCCACTCTTGACTTCTCAGACTTTTTAGCTGCAAGCTTTGATGGACTAATCTCACTCTTAGTTTTTGGTGTCTTTGAAGACACTCTAGTTGTTGGACGGCAGTATTCGTTCTTACCGCCAGCACCACAGGCTTTACCAGTCTTGGTGTCCTTCCACTTCTCTTTCTCCCAACGCTTTAAGCTAGAGCCCTTCTCAGACTTAACTACATTGCCTGATGCCTTACGACACTTGGCAATAGCCTGTGATGCCCTCGCTGAAGGGAACACATCATACGATGCCTTAACCTTTTTGTAGCAAGCGTCTTTCATTTCCTTCTTGGAACACTATATCTTTCTCCGTCCTTTTTTACAATCTTATTTCCAAGAACCCTTTCAATTTTTTTTGTTTTCATCATTGAAGGATGCTTTGGTCCTTTTAAAATTTTTCCGGTGCTTGGGTCTATGCTTCCCCAGTGACCACTTTTATCAGGAGTTAACCCTGATTTAGTAGCGGCTTCATAATTGTATCCGTACTTTTTATCAATTTTTTTTAACTTTTCAGTATCACCTTTTGCTTTACTGATTTTGTTTTCAAGACGTTCGTATTTTCTTTCGACCTTTTTATTAAGTCTTTTACTATTGTCTATACGATTTATTTTATCGTCTACATTATTCTTTTTCATTTCTTTTTAATAGAGATAGAATTCTTCTTAGTCTTGCCTACATTTCCCTTAAGAAATTTCATAGGTCCATCTAAGGACTTCTTAGACTCGTACTTCGCTGCTTCCTTGATACCTGTCTTCATTAGTATTTGCCTCTTCGTCCTTTAGGTGATGATTTGGTTGAGCCTCCCGGCCCGGCCCATAGGTTCTTACAGGCCCAATACTTGGGTGTTAGTTTGTCATTTGCTGAGTCACAGCCATGCCTTGCTTTGAAGCTCTTGCGAGCAGCAGCACTATAATTATGACCATAGCCCTTTGCTCCAAAGTGGAGGAGCTTCTCCTCCCCATTGGAACAGGCCTTAACCATCTTCTTCTTGCCCGGTCTATCCGAAGCAACAGGACGGTTACATGACATCTTTGACTTATCAGCCATTAACTTCTAAATGCTCTAGTAGTGTTACCCGGGTCTGCTGGAGCCTCCTGTACTTTCTCTACTTTAGCTACAGGGATGTTCTTTACAACTGGTGCCTTCTCAGCCACCTCGTTCTCTACTAGTCCTGACTTTACTTCTTGCTTTGCCATTATTTTTTTGTTTTACCTTTAAGATAATTCATTGCTGCTTTAGTTTGACCTTTAGTATCACTAGATTTAGCTATGGCCGATGCAAAGTCAGAAGCACTTGCTCCTACCTTAGCCATACGATTTAAAACTTTTCCTGCAGCCTTACCGCTATCCATACGCTTTACAGCTTTTTCTGCAACTTTAGCTATTTTTTTTGTGGCTCTAGCAGCCTTGCCGCTTCCTCCACCATACATAGGTGCCATGATTATTTCTTGCCCATTTTCTTGGCTACGCCACCTGATTTAATTGCAGACTTAGCACCCTTAGATGGTACGCCACCTGACATAGCCAAAGGCTTGGCCTTTAATGCTCCCTTGATAGATGGTCCACCACCTGAAGGAGGTTGCAACTTGGAAGATGCAGGAAGATTAGGAATGTCCTTTTTCATTTTTTTTGTTTTGTTTTAAAATTAATAATCCTTGTATTTCTGTTTAAATGTAGCTAATCCTTGTAATTTACCCAAGCCAGATACTCTGTTCGCTCCACCAACCCTACGCTCTCTGTTCTTAGATAGCTTATCCTTTAGCTTCTCTTTTCCAGCTTGAATAGCAGCAATCTCTCTAGCTTGCTTATTCTTAAAGGTAATTGCATCAATCTCACTGCGTAGGCTTTTAACCTCCTCCTCAGTTGATTTCTCTTCGGATTTCTTCTTTTCTGCCATAAGTATAATTTATTTACCTTTGCTTTACAAATGTAATAAAATTAAATTAATGAAATCAACACCAAGTGACTACCTAAAGTTTTGGCGTGTAATTAGATATTACGTTAAGGCCAAGCACCAGATAAGTCAAGCAGACCTTGACATCATCCTGTTCCTGTACTCCGAAGGATATTTTGGTAAAGAGAAATTTGAGCAATATGTGCAGCTAGTTAGCTGGGATAAGGACCGATTTGCCAGCCTATTAAGAGAAAGGTGGCTTGAACGCTTCAGAAGAAGAGGCACTGACGGACGGGCCCTGTACTCTTTGAGCGACAAGGCAAAAAATTTAGTAAGAGACATCTATAGAAAGCTTGAGGGAGAGGAGATTCCGACCAGTCTCTCCTTCAACCCAATGTTCCTAAAGAATGTCTCCTACAATGATAAGGTCTATCGGAATATGATACTTGAAATGAACGCCTACAACAGGGCCAACAAGTATCGTAAGCCAATAAAAGAGGATGACAATGATGGTTAAAGCACCACCACTACGTCACGCTCAGAAATAATTGTGAACTGCTCGTTGTTAATTAGCATCGTGAAGCTGTGCCCCTTGTCGTAGTACAGCTCGTCCATCTCATCAATGACGTCCACGTCTGTGCCTACAGCAATCACCTCAGCACGCCTATATCGCAGCTGATTGGCATCCTCACCAGATAGGATTAGACCGCTCTGGGTCTTAATCTCCTCCTGTATGTCCTTAACAATAATGTATTTCCCTATTGGTCTCATAGTAGTCTTATAAATGATGGCGTATTCTCCCCAACGTAGGAGCCTGCAATGTTGTACTCGTAGAACTCAATGGCCTCATCATCGGTCATCCCATCTTTTATGAGTATGTCAATGATTTTGTAAATGTCGTAGACAATTTTTAAGTTATTGTCATCAACGCCAATGATGGCATCATCGAAGCCATCCGCTATTTTGAACGTATCGTCTGGATACAGCTCAAGTATTTGGTCCAGTTTACTCTGCGTCATAGCTCCGAGCCATTGTGATGATGGCATTAGTTGATAAAATAGTGACCGCAACGCTGATTGCGTTCTGCAACGCTGAGCGTGTCACCTTAAATGGGTCTATGACGCCCATCGCCACTAGGTCCCCAACTTGACCCGTCTTCAAATTGTAGCCGTGACCCACCGGAGTGCCTTCTTTATACACGTCACTTGGCTTTAGGCCCGCATTTGCAAGGATTTGCTGGAATGGAGCCATCAATGCGTTGCGCACAATGTGCAATGCTGCGGTCTGCTCAGCACTTTTTGACTCAGAGTCAAACAAATCAGCGCTCTCATCGAGCAATGCCTTGCCTGCCCCGGGCAATATGCCCTCTTCAAGAGCGGACCGAACTGCACACACAGCGTCATCGACCCTGTCATACAGCTCCTTCTGCTCCAAGTCAGTCTGGCCGCCAACAAATATGACACCAATCCCACCCGTTAATGACGCAATGCGCTCCAAAATAAAGTCTTTGTCAGTTTTGCGTGTACTTTGCTCATGCAATTGCCACAGTTGTGCGACTCTCTCGTCTATTGACCCTTGGTCAACTTTTACATTACTGCGAATAATTATCGTTTTGTCCTTACCAACGATGACTTTTGCCGCATGACCCAAGTCACCATAGTTAATAAGGCTCAAATCATCACCTGTCTTCTCACTAAAGTACGTAGCACCCACGCTGACCGCAATGTCCTGCATCAACTCGTGCTGCTTGTAGCCGAAATTAGGAGGAGCAACAGCCACCACCTTCAAATTTCCCTTCATGCTATTGGCCGCAAGCGTATTCACCACGTTCACATTGCACGGAGAGATGATGAGCAGCTTCTTCCCCTCGGAAATTATTGGCTTCAGCACGTTCTCAATCTGCAAAATGTTGGCTATCTCAATGTCAGCCACCAAGACCATCACGTCATCGAACACACACTCGTCCTTCTTCACGTCATTGACGAACAAATGGCTCAAATAGCCCCTGTCAATCTTTAGTCCCTTAGTAGTTTGAGAATAGGTCTCACTAGTTTGGCTCCGCTCAACAGTAACCACACCACTCTTGCCGACCTCCTTGTATACCTCAGAGATAATTTTGCCTATCTCCCGGTCATTGTTAGCGCTGATAGCAGCGACATCAAGCAACATGGACGTGCTCACCTTCTTACTCTTCTTGCGGAGCTTGTCCACCACCTTAGCGCTTATGTCCACCATCTCTCTCAACACCTCCGTTCTGTTCATCCCCTCAGTAATGTGCTCAAGGCCTCCTAACACCAAGCCCTCAGTCAGCACTATAGCCGTAGTCGTGCCATCGCCAGCAGAGGTAGCAGTCTTGTCAGCAGCCTCCTTCATCATTCTTACCGCAAGGTTCTCAACAGGGTCTATCAAGTCAATAGACTTGGCAACAGTCACCCCATCCTTAGTTACAGTAATGCCATGTGTGTGATGCGGGCTCTCTATCAACACCGTATTGCCCGAAGGGCCGAGAGTTGACTTAACAGCCTTGGACATCTTGACGATGCCGCTAATCAATTTGGTCCTACCCTCAGTACCAAACTTTAAGTCCTTGGGCGAATAGCCCAGTCCAGATGTTTCTACCATTTGATTTGATTTAGATTTCAGTAGACCATCCATCAGGATGGTATAATGCAAAGATAAGATTTTTACCACACTTGTCAATAATTGTGGCGAAATGTCGACTTTAAACCAAGTATGCAGGATTAATGTCGATTAATAACCTGAGAATCAGGTTATTGTCGGAAATGACAATTTATTTCCCCTATACTACTATATATATATTTCTCTCCTTTTATTTTTTTCTCTATTATATTCTCTCTTTAAAATCGACATTTTCGACATAAAAAAAATAAAGTATTAATAATCAATTAGTTAAGAAAAAAAAATCGACATAAAAAACGACATAAACCCATGTCAATAATGTCGGTTTTAACCGTAAACAATTCATTGGGAATAAAAAACTGATTTCGTTTTAAGTATTCTGTGCTTCAGCATAGAATGATGTCAACAAAAAAAGGGTACCCAACATGAGTACCCCTTTCCAAAACAAACCCAAAACAACTATGTAAATCTATAGGCATCAATTCGGATTAATTCCGATAACCTTTAAGTTAATTGACATTATGGTTAACCCATGTCTTCAGGACCTTCCATCATCTCAGCTCTCATGTATCCCATAGATACACCCTCAGCAATCATGCCAACCTTGTCCATACGCTTCATGATTTTTTTATTAGCAGCCATCTGCGCAAGGCCAGTCATACCATCAGGACGATTGTTAATCAATCTCCCGTTCTGGACATCAAGTCCACTACCCATCATTACGCCACCAGCGTAAATAGAGTTACTAAGCTTTAACTTCTTCATATCATTTTTTTTAGTTGCAACTACGTAAAGGTAAAAAAATTTTTAGATATCCTGAGTGTGGGGGCTATATAGCGGTTTGACGAGACAAGCTCTCCACGGAAACCGACTTTTTTTTTGGGGGTGGGGGGTCGAATTCGTTGGCGCACCTCGGATTTTTTGGCGTTTTGCTGGCCCCATGGAGGCCCCTTTGCTGGTCCCATGTCTGCAGAACCACGGGCACCACGCCACGCCCCATGCCACTGACCACGGCCCCGTCCCTGGTGGTGGTACGCTCCAGCTAGCTCGCTACATACATAATACAGCGAGACAAGAAGAGGATTCTCTTTATCCCCCTCCCTTCCTTGGTATACTAAAACTTAGCGCAACAATAGTTGTCATGCTAACTAATTGACTTTAAAAAAATTAATAAAAAAATAAAAAAAAATTCGTCAAGCTATTGACATGAATTAAAATTGTACTATACTTGTACATGATTTCAACCAAACCCTATAATATTATGTTACAAGCAATCAACAAGAAGCACCAATCTAAAGTAAACAGAGCCATTAATTGGCTAATTAAACACAATGAAGCCAATACCCTAAGAGACCATGCCGATGGGGACGGGGACGAAAAGGCTTGCAAGAAATACGACCGCATTTGCGAGAAGACCTTTGATAAATACCTAGAAATAATTAGCGAACTACCAAGTCGTGAAGTGAAGCAAATTGAATCATCAAAATATTATTAATGACCAAACCCAAACCTTTATGCGAGTTACAACAAAAGTAAACAATGCTATTTTGGTCTTCAAGCTAGGTAAGACCACGAACGCCAAAATTTCGAACGGCAAAGAGAAAATTTTGCAGGTATATAGCTTCTCGGATGCGCAATTTACCTACGTGTCTGAATCGGTAAAAAACGGCCAAAAAATTGACCCCAAGACCTTTTTTGACCTTGCCGATTCCGTGTGTTTTGATTGCCCTTTTAGGGCCTATTTGAAGTGCTATACACACAAATACCAGCAATACAGCGGGTTTATTTCGATGCTAAAAAGCATTGCAAGAGAATTCAAAAACGTGCAGGAAGTACCTTCAATCCACTTGTTGGAAAAGAAAATTGTTGAAATTTCAAACGATAGATATATTCGTTTTGGCACGTACGGGGAACCTACTTTATTGCCATTGAACTTGGTTTCAAGCATGGTCAAGGCCAGCAAATCCCACACGGGCTATACCCACCAATGGGCCAAAAAGCCCGACTATGCAGCCTTTTTCATGGCATCGACTCATAACGAGAATCAAGCAAATATGGCCCAAAAAATCGGGTTCCGTTCCTTCATAGCCACGGACAAACCTTTGGCTGGTGCTGTTGTATGTCCTGCGAGCAAAGAAGCGGGCTTCAAATCCACGTGCGAAAAGTGTGGCCTATGCAGTGGACAAAGAAAAGGCACCAAAAATATTCAAATCTTAGAGCATTAATTTTAACCAAACCCCAAAAAATCATGACTGAATTACAAAAAGCGAAAAGATGGCTCGATTCAAATGGAATTGATTGCTATGCAAATGACGACCAATTATACGTTTATGTGAAAGCCCTTGGTCGCTTACACCCCATATTGGTATCGACATCTGAAGTAATATTCAGAGCCGAGTTATACGATAATGAATTAAAAAAAATAGCTAAGAAATAAAACCAAAACAATTATGAAAAATCTAGAACAAACCCTAGCAAAAAAATTATTAACAGACTACAAAGTTTGTCTCGATGTATTGGAAAATTACCGCCAAAACGAAGTTGAAAAGGGATTTTTAAAAGGGGAAATCTGTGTTTTAATGAATATTGCGCACTCTATTTGGGGAAGTGACGAAATAGACCTTCGTTCTCATTTTGAATTTCTTGAAACCCTAAAAGAAATCGCCAATGCCGAGCCCCAAGCCAACTTGGTGGAAGTGAGTCGCTTTGAAGCGTTCGGCCTGTATAAGCATTACTCTGCCAAGAGCGTAAGTGCCATGCATGAGGGCTTTACTGGGGCCTCCGAGTCCTACTACGATAAGGCCGAGAAGTGGCTTGATATAGCCGTAAAAATTGAGCAATCCGATGCCGATGGCGTAGGTAAAAATTTAATGCACGTATAAACTAAAACAAATAAAATCATGGACTACAATTTCTTTCTTTTTACCAAGCTACACGAAATTATATTTAATCCGAAAACCGAATATGACAGACTATTCGATGAGTTGATAATACTATACGATGAGTGGGAACAATGGGATATAGTAGAGTGTCCAAGTGACCTTGGTACATATGAATCAATTTTAAAATTCTTAAAAGAAATCAAGGTTAACTGATGACGGCTAATTGCTAGAAAGCCCGTGAGGGCTCTTAACCAAAACAAACAAAACTATGGGTAAATTTATTACGGCCCGATTTAAAAGCGCTTGCGCTGAGACGGGCAAAACAATTAAACAAGGCGAGTCAATCTACTTTGACGGCAAGGCCTACAGCATGGACTCAAAGGTCTACAGGGACCAAAAGGATGTGCTCCAAACCTTCGCCCACATCAAGGCAAATGAGGACGCCTATTTTGACAATTTTTGCTACCAAAACAATATCTAAGCCATGAAGGATTCATTCTACATTGCAGGCATTGGATGGGTGCGTGAGCGTGTAATAAACAGGCTAAATGCTGACGGCATAAATGAGCCATATATTGAAATAGAATTAATTAAATAAAATAACCAAATCCCCCAAAACAAAATGAGAAAAGAAGAATTGCTTTCGACTCTTATCGCCTTTGGAATCATGGCGGTAATCATTACCCTTGGCGTATTGTACGGCATGGAATTAAACAAAATAAACTACTAAAAACTATGTTCTATCAAATCAATTTTGAAAAGAGACGGGAGCTAGTGCAGGACGTTATCGACCGCTTGACCCGATTAAATGCTGAGCAGGGTGCTCAATATTTGCAGGAGTTAGAAGCCCTGCACCAAAAGTTCAACTTAAATTTAAATACGGACGCCATGGGTGTCCGCTATTATCCAACCAATCAAAATCTAAAGTAATGGACCTATTTGAAGCAATAGACACACTACCCAAGCGAGTTCAAAAAATACTATGGGAATATGCTTGGGAGGAAAAGAGCTACGAAGCTTGTGAGAGAATGCTGGCCGACCTTGAGGCCGAGGGCTACACCTTTGAGTTTGGCCTTGATGCTGAGCCGTTCAACCTAACTAAAATAAAATAGTAGGTGGAAAAGAAAACTTATTATTCCGTGTGGACAAGTGGCATAAATATCTGGGAGGGCCTAGCGTCCACCAGATATGAGGCCATTGAGCGGGCCAGAGCCCAATCGGGATGCCAATTAAATTTGGTAGCAAAAGTAAAAAAATAAGACATTGCGCTTGCAAATGTCTATTTCTAGTATTACGTTAGCATATAATTAGTTTAAATCATAACCAAAACAACCATGATTCAATTAGACACCCGTAGCGGGCACAACCAAGGAACCATCGAAGAGTTCAACAAGGTATCACAACAAATGTCTGATGCCGACATCTTAGAACACATCTTGACAAGATGGGCAGACGACAGAGAATTAGAGGGAATCACTGCCACTTTGTATGGGTCGACTTTCAACGACATTGATGGCAATATCCTAAGTGTTAACGACCTTGTGGTATTGATAGACGACACAGAACTCGTTGAGAATCCACCAAAGAGAGGCGATGTATTACAGATTACAGCACTACTTGACTTAGAGTCAAATTTTGTTGAATGCGGTAAGTATAGCCTATTTGCTCACAGGTTATTAAAAGTTAAAAAATCTTTCTAGACATGGACATTAGAATTATTGACGGATTCGTGTGGTTAATTGTAACCCACAAAGCAAGAGAGGTCTGGGATGCGGACCTGTTTGAATTGTTTATCATTTATGACGATGGCTCTGAGGCCTCGGTCTACGGGTACGGGATTGATGCCGCACTTGAGATGGTAGAGAAGCATGGCCTAGAGATAGGCATAGAGGTGGGTTACATCAATACATAGTTAGTGGGCCCTGCATGGGCCCGCAGTCCACGGGTGAGTGCCCGTGCTGATGAGCTCCGAAAGGACGAAACTGCAACCCAAAAAACAATTTAAAGAATGAAAAAAGAAATGAATTTCGACCACGAGGCGTCCTCATTAGTGCGTGCACTAAATGTAGACCCGCACTCATTTGCGAACCAATTAGCGGCCGTAATGGCCATATATGAGGCCAGCGATGAAGAGAAGCTAAGTAGACTTAGCCAATTACTCCACACCTGTGTGGACTACAGGATTATTTTGTTGATGGCCACGACTAGTCTAGTCGGCATGGTTGAGCAGTACAAAGACTCAGTAAACATCAACGATTTGTTTGATAATTTATCGAATAACTAGCCATGAAGAATGCGCTGTCAATTGTAGGGGAGTTGATGAAATTAATTTTCATTGGCCTCCCTATTGCGCTGGCCATTTACATCGGCCTGCACATTGGACTTGTGTTTTACATCATCTATAAGAAATTCAAATGAAAAATATCAGCAAAGAAGATTACATTTTAAAATTAATGTATGATTTCGTTAGCACTTTTGACAAAGAGTTAAAGAAGACATACAAGTCGATTCCAAAAGATAGAAGAAAAGTATTTACATATGAGCAATTTATTGTAGCACAATTTTCAAACATAATAGAAGATGAAAGTAACAATCACTATCGAGGTGCCAAATGACATGGACCTCGACCACACCCTAGAGTGCGTCACAGACGCTCTCTTTTATTCTGACTGCGTCACATCAAAGGAGGAGAACTTTATAATCGAATTAATTCAACAAATCAAAAAGCAAAATGAGGATTCAAATTGAAATTGACGATTCAGTCCTAGAGGACGTGTTCGTTACAGCTATCGAGGGAGGTAGCAACTATTGGTATTTCCTTAGCGAAGATGCCGTAAAATTGATAAGAAAGGTAGTGCCTAGAGAAGAGGAGTCGTGCCTATCTGTGGCCACGTTCAAGGCGGTAATGAAGGGAACTATTATACCTATCAACGATGTCGAGAACGAGGAAGATATTATCGGATGGGTAGGTCTAGACACAATGGCTGATAGGCTAAGCAAGTTAGCTACAAGTGATGACAAATGGGCGTTACAGGCCCACATGAATGAGGAAGGTGATGCGGATTCCGCTGACATTGTGTTCCAATACCTAGCCATGGGGGAGGTAGTCTATGGATAAAATAGTTGAGGATGTGCTGGCCAAGTACAGGCAAAGGTCTGAGGTTGGCATAGCCAAGTACGGGACCACTCTTAATGAGAACAAAGCCACCTTAATTGAGTGGCTTACCCATTTGCAAGAAGAACTAATGGACGCTACTTTGTACATTGAAAAATTAAAGTCAGATTTAAACGAAAAATAATCAATTTAAAATTATGGAGGATTTCAAAAATTGGCGAGACTCTGGGATATGCTACACTAGAAAACACTTTCTATCCCTTTTCCCAGACGTTAAATTGCTGGGTGCCTGTGACGATGTGATGGCCTACGATGGTGGATACTACATCCAAATGCTTTGGGACGGGTCGTACTACGAGTGCAACACCAATCGGAGTAAGGACATAGAGGAGGTGGAGAAGAATCTTTTTTTAGAAAAAGTCATGCAAAAAATAGACTAATATTAAACATTTTAATATATTTACATCCATGAAACAGGACGTGTTTAATCAGTACGTAGAGCGGGTCGTGGACCTGTTCGGGATTACAAAGGAGGACTTCTTCTCCAAGAATAAGAAGCGGGCCATAGTAGATGCTAGACAATTGGTCTACTACCTATGTGCCAAGAGACCGATGCAAATTACTTACATCGAGAGGTACATGAATGAGGGAGGGTACAGCATTGCGCACCCATCAATCATCCATGGCATATCTGCTGTAGAGAAGCGCATAGCAGAGGATAAGGACTACGTGTCCGTGGTTAAGGAAGTCGAGAGAGCCGTATTTATTTAATGATATGTATACTTCAGAAGAGTTTTATGACGAGACGTTTGAGTTCACCTATGAGGACTCAGACTATTTGTGGAAGGGTGACTACAGGGTTGAGTCCTACGATGAGGACGGAGACTACGACACGCCTCCTAGTGGAGAGACCAAGGTTAAGCTAATTCATACTACGGAGTTGCTTAAAACAAATGATGAGGGAGAGTACGAGCACATCTTACTTGACCACGACTTGAAATATTTTATTACAGAGTACATAAGAGAAACCCTATAACAACTAATGGAAAAGAAAAAATCAGTATTCGACAGGCTATCGGCCATCAACGTCAACGAGCACGTTGAAAAGAAGGACAACCTCACCTACCTATCATGGGCATGGGCATGGTCTCAGACCAAGAGAGAGTGTCCAGACGCAACCTACAAAATTCTGGAGACAGAGTACGATGAGGCCCTTGGCTTCATGTGTCACACCAATGTAACCATCGAGGGTGAGACCCTAGAGATGTGGCTTCCTGTGATGGACGGCAAGAACAAGTCCATGAAGAAGCAGTCCTATGAGTACGCTACCAAGTACGGCACCAAGACCGTGGATGCGGCAACTACGTTCGACATCAACAAGACCTTGATGCGTTGCTTGGTGAAGAATCTAGCGATGTTTGGTCTTGGTATCTATATCTACGCTGGCGAAGACTTACCTGAGGCTGAGACAACGGCACCTACGCCTGCTCCTGCAAAGGCTAAGCCTACTACAGGACTAATTGATTTGGTGGTTGACGATGAGAATTGGAAGGGAGTTGTTAAGTACGCAAAGGACAACAAGGCACTTGGCTTTGACAAGATAGGCCAGCAGTTGAGCAGGAAGTACAAATTGAGCAATGAAGTTAAGCAAGCACTCGTAGACCTAATCAAATAATGAAGACACTATTGGAGACAATTGACCTAACAGGGGAGCCAAATATCTTGGCTCTCCTTACAGATGACAAGGAGTACTATAGTGGTATAGGTAAGAACTACCTATCCAACTCTGACATCGGAACGCTACTGAATAACCCAAAAGATTTCGGTAAGTCACGGGAAGACAACAAGGCTTTCATGGATGGCCGTTACTTTCACCAATTGATTCTGGAACCCGAGAAGGCCAAGCTAACTCCATTCGTGGACGTAAGCACAAGGACTACCAAGGAGTACAAGAACTACTGCGAGACCAATAACCTACCGTTCTGTATGCTCAAGAAGGAGATGGAGGAGGTAGAGAATCTGGTTGACATCATCAAGGGAAACATCACATTCTACGATGAGATATTTAGAGAGGGCAATCAGTTTGAGGTACCTGCTGTAGGCATGATACAGGGGATGATGTGGAAAGGTAAGGCCGACATCGTTGGTTGGGACTTCTTGATTGACTTGAAGACTACCAGCGACATCCATAAATTTAAATACTCAGCGAAGGCGTACAACTACGATTCGCAGTGCTATATTTATCAGCAGTTGTTCGGCAAGCCATTGGTGTTTTATGTGATTGACAAGGGCACGGGCGTACTGGGCATTTTTAAGCCCACTGAGGAGTTCATTCGCTCAGGTGAGGCCAAGGTAGGCAGAGCCATAGAAGTCTTCTCTAAGTACTTCGGAAGCACTCCTACAGACAACATCGAGAACTACTACATAGATGAGTATTTACTTTAATCAATAAAAAAATGGAAGAAATAGAAATAGAATTTACCAAGGGTAGTTTTGATTGGGAGAAGGGTGATACAGGTCAAATTATTAAGTTAGTTAATCAAGGACTTTCAATACTTGCAGTAATTATCCTAGATAAGGATGGAAAATTTGTTACCTCTTTATTAAGTGATAACGCATTTAAGAGAATTGTTTATTAAATTAATAATAGGGGAGACTAAGGGACCCCACCTACCTGCAATTGGGGTGTGAGTTGTTAGCAGGTAGTCTCCCTTTTAAAATAGTCAGGTGGCGGAAAAGGCAGACGCACTCAATATAGGAAAAATCAAGGTGACTCGAGGTTGAGCTGCTCCTATGGCTGAAGGCTCACAACTACAGGTTCGAATCCTGTCCTGACTACAACTAACATTCACTTAGCCTCAGAGGTAGGTGTTGGTTCAAATAGACTGAGGCATACAAAAACAATTTACACAATGGCACAAGACGAAAAAATCTTTGCAGATGGTTTCTCCTTCAAGAGAAACGAAAAGGCTCCTGAATTTGTAGTAGGGAGACTATCTTTAAAAGTTGACGATGCAGTAGCATTCCTCAAGGAACACCAGCGTAATGGCTGGGTCAACCTGAACGTGAAGACCGCTCGTAGCGGGAACCACTACGTTGAGTTAGACACCTATGAGGCACCTTCTGGAGCCAAGCTAACTGAAGTGAAGGCTAAGCCACAAACGAAGGTGGTACTACCAGAGCCCGAGGATGATGGTGAGTTGCCATTCTAATGGAGGAAAAATAGGGGGAGACAATCTCTCCCTTTTTTTTGGCCTTTTTGCCTGACGAAAATGTCAACACAAACTCCCCTATTCTTTCTATATATAATTTCTATTCTTTTTATTTTTTTTTAATTAAATTTTAAGAATAAAATTGACATAATCGACAGTAGTTTGATAATCAGTAACTTACACGACATAAAATCGACACCCAAACAACATAAAATGACACAAAACGTAACTATTTTTAAGGATATCAAGGATACTGACACTCCCTTCTTCAGGGACATACGTCTTATTCTACTCCGAATCAAGGATGGTTCAGAGACCACACGGGATTTAGTCAAGCGCATACGCCTAGAGAAGCGTAAGCCTGAGAGACAAGAACTAAAGAAGCAGTTGCCTGCGATATGCTTCAGCGGTACATTCAACAAGCGTACAGATGCGTCCCTTATTCAGCACTCAGGGTTTATATGCTTGGACTTTGATGGCTATGAAAAGTCAAAGGACCTACTCCATGACAAGGAGAACCTGAGCAAGAACAAGTACGTGTTCTCCGTATTCATTAGTCCCTCAGGCAATGGCCTAAAGGTGTTGGTTAAGATACCTGCGGACGCTGAGAACCACACCAACTATTTCAACAGCCTAGAGAAGTACTTCAACAGCCCTTACTTCGACAAGACTAGCAAGAACTTGTCACGTGTATGCTATGAGTCTTACGACCCATTGCTACACATCAACGAGAACAGCAGTATCTGGGACCTGATTGAGGAGCCTGAGTACACCGAGGTAAACAAGACTAGAGACCAGCCTACCATACCAATCACGGACGAGAATAAGATTGTGGATATACTCGTGAAGTGGTGGACAAAGAAGTATCCCATGAACGAGGGCCAGCGCAATCAGAACTGCTACGTCCTAGCCATGGCCTTCAATGACTTCGGTATCAACAAGGGCCTTGCGTCCTACGTCCTGAATCAGTACGCCTCTGAGGACTTCTCCGTACGTGAGATTTCTAGGACCATCGACTCAGCGTATAGTCACACGACCAACTTCGGTACCAAGTACTACGAGGATGAGGAGCGGATTAATAACATCAGAGCTAAACTCAGACGTGGTGTATCAAAAAAAGAGATTCGCATCCAACTGCAAGACTCCCACTTGGACAGCGATACCATCGAATCAGTCCTTAATAAAGTAGAGGAGGAGAATGCTAAGCAAACATTCTGGGACAGAAACGATAAGGGAGTAATCAAGATAATACACATTCAGTTCAAGCAATTCCTTGAGGACAATGGCTTCTACAAGTACTGCCCTGAGGGAGGAAAGAACTACGTGTTTGTCAAGGTCACCAACAACTTGATTGACCACACCTCAGAGAAGGAGATTAAGGACTTCGTCTTAAACCATCTGCTGGAGCTGGACGACATTGGCGTGTACAATTACTTCGCTGACCAAACTAGGTTCTTCAGGGAGGAGTTCTTATCCCTGCTGTCCACGATTGACATCTACTTCATAGCAGACACCAAGGGTGCCGCATACCTGTACTACAAAAACTGCGCTGTAAAGATTACCAAGGATGGCGTGTCCACGCTGGACTACCTAGACCTTGGAGGCTATGTGTGGAAGGACCACGTGATAGACAGGAACTTCGTTATGTGCGGTGTATCTGAAGGCTTTGATTTCAAAAAGTTTATCAGCAACATTAATGGTGGTGACGAGGGACGTATCAAGTCCATGGAGAGCACGATAGGATTCCTGTTGCATGGATACAAGAACCTTAGCTTCTGCCCTGCAGTAATCCTGAACGATGAGGTGATTAGCGACAACCCTGAGGGTGGCACAGGGAAGGGATTGATTATGAATGCGCTCAGCAAGATGAAGAAGCTAGTCGTGATTGACGGCAAGTCATTTGCGTTTGAGCGTAGCTTCGCCTACCAGCTGGTGTCAGCAGATACACAGATACTTTGCTTCGATGACGTGAGAAAGCACTTTGACTTTGAGAGGCTATTCAGTGTCATCACTGAGGGTTTGACCTTGGAGAAGAAGAATAAGGACGCCATCAAGATTCCGTTCGCCAAGTCTCCAAAGATTGCCATGACAACTAACTATGCAATCAAGGGTGCAGGCAACTCATTCGCAAGGCGTAAGTGGGAGCTGGAGCTACACCAATACTACAGCAAGGACTACACGCCATTGGATGAGTTCGGCAGGCTAATGTTCGGTGACTGGAACGATGACGACTGGTGCGAGTTTGACAACTACATGATTGGTTGCCTTAAGAATTACTTGAAGACAGGCCTAGTGAAAAGTAAATTCGTTAACTTAAAAATACGTCAGCTATCTGCTGAGAGTTGCCATGAGTTTATCGAGTGGTGTGGACTGGTTGACAGCACAGAGCGTAACGTGATGCTACAGACAGACGTGAGGCTGTACAAGAACGAGCTGTACTCCAACTTTGTAGAAGAGTATCCTGACTATGGTCCACGAGGACGCATGAGCATAAGCAGGACTAAGTTCTACAGGTGGTTGGTGTCTTATGCGATATATAAAGAGGGGACCTTTCCTGAGGAGGACAGGGACCAACAAGGACGATGGATTATTATTAAAAGCAAAAAAGAAGATGAAGACTAATGTAATTATCTGGAACTACGTGTTCCATTGGAATGAGTACACAGGTAAATGGTATGCCGTACACAGGGACAGGTACCT